CGTGATGGTCCTCAAGGGCCGCAGGGTGCAACTGGTGCCACTGGTCCTACAGGACCTACTGGGGCTACAGGTGCAACAGGTGCTGCTGGGTCAGATGGTAAAACATTATTGAATGGTTCAGGAGGACCTGCTGATGGAACTGGTGTAGATGGTGACTTTTACATTGACACCAATGGCGACGATATATATGGTCCTAAGTCAGGTGGTAGTTGGGCTTCAGGAACGTCTATAGTTGGACCTCAAGGAGCGACTGGTTCTACTGGAGCGACTGGGGCGACTGGTGCTACTGGCGCTACTGGCCCTCAGGGACCAGCAGGCGCTGATGGGGCAAGCATTTTAGCGGGCACTATCGTTATGTGGTCTGGATCTTCAGCACCAACTGGGTGGCTTGAATGTGATGGTTCAGCGATATCGCGTACAACGTATTCGGGCTTATTCGCTGTCATAAGTACTCGTTATGGTGCAGGTGATGGTTCTTCTACGTTCAATTTGCCTAACCCTGTTGATAAATTGGCGATGGGTATTGCTTTAAGCACTACTCCTTCTGCTACTACTTTGGCTGGTTCTTCAACTTTAGACGCTTTAGGTTTAGGTAACCAGTCCGCTGACCATACTCATAATGGTACGTCAGGTAATCAGTCGGCTAACCACTCACATAATGGAAATACTTCTAATACTGGTGCTCATAGTCATAACACTGGTAATCCTTCTTCTAACCATACGCATACTTACAGTAAGAGTAACTCTGGTAGTCAGAGCAGTACGGCTTCTGGGAATGTTTCTGCTTGGCATACGCATACTACGAACAGTTATGGAAACCATTCGCACAACGTTGCTGTTGGGGATAACTCTGCGAACCATACACATAATGTGACTACTGGAAACAATTCTGCGAACCATAACCACTCTTTATCTTCGTCCACTATAAGCACCACTGTAAACGTGGAACCATTTGGTTTCATTATTAAAACCTGATGGAAGAGATCATGGTTCCGTTCGCTGAACAACCTCAACATCTTGGTGGTGTTGGTTATTTTAATAAGTTGCCTGTTAGGACTATTAGCGAAGATGGTTCTACTTGGACTGTGGATAATACTAAAGGGTTTTTTGCTTTCGTGCAGTTAATACCTGATATAGACGAACAAGAAGAACTTGGTTCAGATGGGGAAATGCACAGACGTTGCGATTCAGGGCAAAGTCAGTATGGCCCTAAGGCTTTTCATCTTTGGGACGAGCAATCTCAAAAATGTAATTGTGGGGCGGACACGCCGCCATATTCTTTAACAGGTAACCACGATTTACCTTTTAATGAACTAACTTATTTAGGCACTGTTTTTGGCAACCCAGAATGCGGTGGAATGGTTATTTATATTGAGTCGTCTGATACTGAAGCAGAAAATAGAGTAGTTGCTGGTCGTCATTCTGCTGGAACAAGAACGATACAGGAACTTTTACGCTTAATGATGGAATGGGAAGTTGCAGGTTCTGACTTTGGCTCCACTGAACCTATGGTTGATGTTTGTAGAAACATGCTTGCAGGGTTAGAGATGCCAGATGATGTTAGGGATTGGATTTGGACAAATGTTCCCCCTAATAAAGTTCAGAAGTATTTGGAAGGTAAAACTGATGCTCAGACAGCAGAAGCCCCTCCTGATATTTCTGGGACTATAGTTGAAGAATGGTTACTTCCTTTAATGCAAAAAACGGCCTTGATAGGGTTTATGCCAACAGGCGCATGAACATACATTTCCCACTAGGTTTGTGGGCAGGGGTGGGTGTATGCGATGGATTTGTTGATCCTGAGATTTGTGGCAAAGTTGATGACTTGCTGACAAAACATTGGCATACCTTATGGGAAGCAAATGTTCTGTCAGAGGGTAAGTCTATGCTCGGAGTTAATACTTCTATCAAAAACTCCTCAGACATGGAATTGTCCATAAATATGGGTGACGATTTATATAATTTAGGTTGGTTTGAAGAAGAACTACAAGAAGGTATCAGCAAAGCACTTAATTGCTACGTCAGTAAGTATGATGGCTTGGCCAACTATGCATGGCCTTTGTGTGATACAGGATTCCAAGTTCAACGCTATGAAGAGGGGCATGGTTTCTACACAGAGCATATAGATGGTGGCCCGTTTGGTAAGACAAAAGACAGGTTTTTAGCAGTTTTACTGTATCTAAATGATGTGGAAATTGGTGGAGAAACCAATTTCACTAAACATAATCTATCTGTTGAGCCGAGGGCTGGAAGAGTTTTAATTTTTCCAGTTCATTGGCTATATCCCCATAGAGGGGAAATTCCATTAAGTGGGCATAAAACCATTATTACAACGTTTATAGAGCAACAGGAAGATGGGACTTACTGAGGAGTAAATGGGGAGAACGGTATAAATTACCGTTCCATATAAAACGGAGGCGCTTACAGCGAATGAATAATATAGGTAAGTTTTTAGCGGCAGGGGCCGCTCTTATTACCGCAATAGGGGGGCTACTTGGTGTAGTATTGAATAGTGGAGGCGATAGTTCGCCTCAACCAATTACTCATATTTACATAACCGAAATGGGTGATTATCAAGAATTTGTAGATAGTACAGATTTGGAGCACTATACAGGAATGAAAGACTGATGGACGAATTAGAAATACAAGACATTTTGTCAGAACTATCCCCAGAAGGCGTGAAAGAGTGGGAATCTGCTGTGCTTAGGGCACAAAATAAGGCTATGAGGGCATATATTATGTCTCTTGAGGTTACTCCTGCCGATGAGGTGGGACAAGATGACAAATAAATGAAATGAATACTTCTGCTACGCCTCCTAGTTACAATTTTGATCCCGATAAGAGGGTAATGGATTATGGGTATGGTCTTAACGATATCCAAAATGCAAGAGATCGTCTAGGTAGGCAAGACACTTTAGGCAAGTTCAATATAAAGAAAAACTTTCAACAGAAAGCAAGGGCACTTCCTGGGGCCTTTAATAAGCGTGGCATGATGGATTCTGGACTTTACCAAAGAGGTCGCGAGATGCAGGCAGCAGACAAGGAACTACAATTAGGTTCCTTGGAGGCTAACCGTCTTGAAGCACAGACACAGTTAGATCAACAAAGACAACAACTTGAAGAGTCTCTTTACTGGGGCATGGCTTCAGATGACATAAATGATGCACTTAGAAGGTTTGGTTTAGCGCAGACAATTAAGGGATTGGTTTAATGGCTCCTAGGTTAAACATGGACGACGTTAGGCGTCGTATAAATGAGACTAACGGCAGGAACCCGCATGACCCTCGTCCTACTTTAGAGGAATTACAGGCAGAATATATTCGTAACAATCCTTCAGGGAGAGGTAGAGTAAACCCTCATATCCCTGCTTCTGATCCTGCAGATCGTGGAGTTTTAAATAAACAAGGTTCTTCAGGTACGACTGGTCCATTTGGGAGCACAGCGCAAGGTCCACCTAACGTTCTGGACCAAATACAAACTGCTATTGCAGAGTCTGCAAATGTAGAAGCAAGACGTACAGACCCTGCCCCTCCGTCTTACGGTAGCGGTGGGCGTGCTGAAACGCCACCACGTGCTTCTGACACAGCAGAAGTTGGAAGAAGTGGACCTCCTTCAACTCCTACTCGTCCTCAAACTGACATGAATAGAACTGGGACACGTCCAGCAAGGAGTCCTGCTCAGGGTCCTCCAAATATGGCAGATCAGCATGGGCAAGGTCCTTTAGGGGATAGAAACAGGGTAGATCCTAGACCCCCAATGCCTCCTCCTCCTGCAGACCGATTTAGGTTTGGTAGTCCACCTCCTGCTAGAGGTGCTGGATATAATCAAGGTCCACCAAACAGAACAGATCAAGGGGGGCAAGGTCCCTTAGGGGATAGAAATAGGGTAGATACTCGTTCTAATCAGCCTTTAGGCGATCAGAACCGTTTCCCTCCTCCTACTCCTCAGTTCGCTGATTTTTATGACGGGCCTCCTCCTTACACGTTTACTCCGCCGATGGCTGATTTTTACGACGGGCCGACACCCGCACCGATGCATGGAACTTCTCAATATAGAGAAATGCCTCCTCCCCAATTCGCCGATTTTTATGATGGGCCTAATTGGCAAGGTGTTACCAACCCACAACAACAACCTGTAGGCGATCAAAACAGATTTGGTCCTTCTGCGGAGTCTGTGGAAAGTACACGCAGAATTAATGAACTCGCGTACGGTCCAGACGCTCCTTGGAGAACAGATCCTTATACGGGTGGGTGGCAAGATAAGAGAGATGCTCATGCGGCTTTAGTGGCCGAACAAGGCATGGATACTCTGGAACTACGTGAGTGGCAACTGGGTGGCATGGATACAGTGTCTACTGATGCTGGAAATTTTGGTTGGGGTTCACAGAACGCTACTGCATATAACCGCTCACAGAACGGTTCCTTAGGTCCACCAGATCAAAATACACCTTCTGGTGGTTCGTTGAGAGAAGATAAATGGCCTGAAATTTCAGCCTTAAGGTCTGAACAAGGAGGCCCCAGACAGCAAGACTTACAGCAAGCAATTATGGAGCAATATAATTTAGGCTTAGATGCCTTGCCTCCTATGCACGGTACTGCTCAATACAGGGAAATACCTCCACCTCCACCTCCTCCTCATGGAACCGCTCAATACAGGGAGCAGCGTCCAATTCCTCCTTTGACAGATCAGAACCGTTTCGGGCCACCCCCTCCTGAAGAGTGGCTTCCCCGACACGGAACTGCTGGGTATCAACAAGACCCAAGGTTTGGCCTTGGTCCTATACCAGAAACTCCTCCTCTTCACGGAACGTCGCAATATCAAAATGAAGATGTTTTCCGTGAATGGTTAAAGACACGTCCAACTGGCGACGGCACAGGTGGCGGCGGCGGTGGCGGCGGCGGCGGCGGCGGCGGCGGCGGTGGCGGTGGTTCTACTGCAGGTGGTGCTTATCAAGACATAGCAAACTTGCAACAGTCAAAGCGTGACGCTTTAACAGGTTCATATGAACAAACTCAAAGCGATTATGCAGATGCTGAAGATTATAGAGAAGGTCAAATTACACAAATTGCTGATGATTTAACCGTATCGCTTACAGATCTTGAGAATGAACGTGTTGATATTCAGACACAGATTTCTGATGCGACAAAGTTGCGTGGCGATGAAGCCTTAGCAACTATGGAGGAGCGCCAACAGGCAAACCTTGAGAAGTTAGGGCAGATAGAAACAACTGAATATAATGAAGTTACTGAACTTGTCGCTGGTTTAACTGGCTCACAGGTTAGAGGGGCTAACGACACTATGAACCGTTTAGCACAGGTCGCTAATACTGCTGGTGCTGGTCGCTTGGCTATACCTGCTGAACAGTTGGCTGAATCTATGACTGTTTTGTCTGATGAGATGTTTGGATTAACTACGGCTCTTGATAAAGACTTTAATGACAAGATGGCTATGGTTGATATTGAAGAACAAGAAATGATAATGAAGCAGAGGGAAGCAGATCGCAAGGCTAGGGCCGCTGCGGCTGCTGCTGCCGCTAAGGCTGCTGAAAGTAGCCGCCGTTGGGAAGCGGAGATGGCTCTTAAGGTTCAAAAAGCAGAAACTGACATTATGAAGTGGGAAGCAGAGTTTGGGCTTGATGTTAGAGGCATGGAGTTAGAAGAAGCAGAATTTTTACTTGGTGTTGAAAGAGAGGCCGCTGAAAAGAGAGGCCATGACGCTAATGTTAGCACTCTTGCAGGTATGCAAAGCACGTATACGGCGGCAGAACTTGGCGCTATGACCGATAGTCAGTTAGATAATGTTTGGACACAAGTTGGGGAAGATCTTACAACTTACAATAAATTGTCAAATATGACAGCAGGTTCGGTAGAACATTTCTTACTTCCTGTTGATGAAGGCGGGTTCGGTTATGACGATCCCGCTATTGTACAAAATGGTGTTGCTTGGGCTGGGTTTATGCAAGGAGCATCTGCCTTAGAAGAAGATAAAGACATTATTATGGCTGGTTTTACAGATGACCAACAGGGGGCTTGGTGGCAGGCACCTAACGGAGAAGAATTTTGGTTCTATGACGAAGCAGCCATTGATGAACAGTT